GTGAGGCAGTTTTGCTAGATGGTACAGCTGTATCATATGAGGGTGAACTAGCAGTGGGTACCACTGTATTTATTGTTGCTGATGGTGAGCAGATTCCAGCTCCTGAAGGCACACATGAATTGGGTGGTGAGTTTACTGGAATCAAGATCATAACAGATGCCAATGGTGTAGTGTTAGAGGTTATTGATGAGAGAGCAACAGAACAAGCAGCAAGCTCTGATGAGTTTGAAGCTATTGACATTGAAGAGATGCCAGCAGCACTAGAGAGAGCTACAGAGGCAATCGCAGCAACACTGAACATTGAAATGGGGCAAGCCTATGACATTGCAACAGCAGTCATTGCAGCTATCAATGCAGAAGAAATGAAACAAGAATCAATGAGTGCTGAGCAAGTAGAATCAATTGTGAATGCAAAGATGTCATCATTCTCTACAGCTGTAGAAGCTATAGGTGAAATGATGCAGACTATTGCTTCAGATAATGAAACACTTCGCACTGAGATGGCAGCAATGAAAAATGATTTTGAATCATTCAAAGAAATGCCATCAAACAGCATAATTGAAGGCGAGAAATTCGCTAGAACAAATAGTATATTGACATCACGTCAATTATTCCTTAAATCACAAATTAAATAACAAAGAAAATGAGCTTAAAAAAGTTTATCAAGCAAAAATTCGACTATGATGTGTCAGGTTTGGCAGCATATGTAGACGAGCAAAGAGAAGATCTAATCACTAGATCAGTAACTGAAGCTAAGACTTTACGTTACATCACAATTCAAGAAGGTATCAAAGGATCTGAAGAGATCAAATTGTTAGATGATACTTTGACTTATCAAGCTGGAGATTGCGAAATGACACCAGCTGGAGATACAGTATTCACTGATCGTGCAATTGCTGTTGAGACTCTTGGATACATGAAGAGATTCTGTCAAAAAGACTTGGCTGGATTTTGGACTCAATTGGCTTTGCGCCCAGGTGCATCTGCTGAGGACAAAGAACTTCCTTTTGAAGCACAAATCACTAACTACATCTTGAGCTTACATGCACTTGAGTTAGACAAATTGATTTGGAAAGGTAACAAAGCAACTGGTACTGGTAACCTTCAGTGGATGAATGGATATCGTCAATTCTTGAAAACTGCTAACGGATGTGTGAACTTGAACACTTCTGCAACTGCAAGCATTGATGCATCAAACGCTTATGATGTATTCTATGAGTGTTTCACAAATTCTCCTGAAGCTGTGGCTGAAGCTGCTGATTTTGTATGTTTCGCTGGCCGTGAGAACTTCAACTATTTGATGAAGAACTTGGTTGATCTTAATTTCTTCCACTATTCTCCAGCACAAATTGCTACAATGGAAGAGATCATCGTACCAGGTACAGATATGCGAGTGGTTAAAGTACCAGGATTGAATGGTCTTGACAATATCTACACTGGGAAAGCATCTCACTTTGTATTCGGAACTGACTTATCTTCTGACTTTGACAACTATGATTTGTTCTATTCTCAAGATGATGATGTTATCTATATCAGATCTAAATTCAGAGCTGGTGTACAAGTACCATTCTTGGATCAGATCGGAGTTTGGAACGGAACTGGATCACCTAACTAATTAACAAATATGGGGAGGCTTAGGTCTCCCCTAACTTAAAAAATACAGAAGAGATGGCATGTAATATGACAACTGGGTTTAATGACAGAACATGTACCAATGGAAAAGGTGGTATCAAATCTGTTATTTTGTTCCCAATAGGATCAATTGCAACTGGGCCAACATTGACTGGCAATGAGATTACTACGTTGACAGTTACTGGTGAGGTATTCCAGTACAAATTGAAATCAAATTTATCTAGCTACACTGCGCCTATCCGAGTAAACAAAGAGAATGGAACTTTATGGTATGAGCAATCTTTGAACATGATCCTAGCATCAGATACAAAGGAGCTCCGTGCTGAGATTCACTTACTTGGACAGAATGAAGTGGTAGCAATTGTTGAGAAAGCTGATGGTACTTATGTAGCATTAGGACTTGACGAAGGTCTACAAATCAATGATGGATCAGAATACACTTCAGGTGTTATCAAATCAGACAGAAATGGACATTCAATTGTCTTGGCTGGTCTTGAAAACAATGAAGTGCCTGATGTAGCAGCTGGTATTGTAGCAACTTTGTTGACTCAACAGTCTCCAGTAGTTTAATCTACCTAATCAAACCAAATACTAGAAGGGAGAGGATGAGTATTCCTTTCCCTTTTTTTATTAAATTAGAGCCATGAAAATAGATCAGAAGTTTATTGGAGCCAAAGTCAAGAGTAATCTATTGAATAGATACTTTGTGATTGAGGAGGGCAATGAGGAGTTATATATTAAACTAGGACTTTTGCATATCTTTGTAAATAGTGAGCCTAAAATAAAAATAATAAATGTTAAGACTCGAGAGATATCAGACATCAACACTGATAGTGACAGTAACGGAATATCAGACTCTGACAGCCCCTTATTGGCTCCTTGAGTTTACGCATGAGCAGAGCTTTGAATCTGTGACTTGCATACTTCCAAACATCAGTACAAGCACATCAAGATTTGATGAGTTTGTGATTGAGGATTTGGTGGATGTGACTTTCCCATATGCTGGCTTTTACACATACAGAATATTTGAGCAGACATCTAGCAGTAACTTAGATCCTGATCTAGCTGACAATCTATGTGAAGAGGGCAGAGCACATGTGTATGAGATTGACTCACCATCAAATGAATTTTCGACAACAATATTAAATAACATATATGAGTAAGATCACCAGCTTGTCATTTAGCAAGCAGTATCAATTGCCAGTAGAAGAGAAAGATTCTCAAAGAGGCTTCATCAAATGGGGAAGAAAGAATGACTATCCTTTCTTTCTTATTGAGCTTCTGCAAGGTAGTGCCTGGCATCAAGGTATCATTAAGAATAAAACCTACTACATTGCTGGTGGTGGCCTTGAAGCAGTATCAGGTGATCTGACTGCTTTCCTTGCCAATCCATTTGCTGATTTTGACATGAATGAGATTGCTCAAAGAATGGCCTTTGATTTTGAGGTGTTTGGTGCAATGGCTGTGATAGGTACATGGAACAGAGAAGGTACCAAGGTAGTAAGATGGGAGCACATGGATATTGATCTTATCAGAATCACTGAGGATGAGAGACTTTACTATGTATCTGATGACTGGTCAGCTTTGCAACAATCAGCAGAAAAGACAAATTACAGAAGCTATCCAGCACTGAATGAGAACAATCGCACTGGATCATTCATTCTGTACTATAAGGAGCCATCTAAGCAAGCGAGAGGTGAGAAAGGAATCTATCCTAAGCCTCCTTACTATGGTGGTATTACAGCCATTCAGACAGATGTTGACATCAGTAAGTTTCACATGTATGAATTGCAGAATGGATTCAAGGCTGGTACACTAATTAACCTGGCATCAGGTGAGCCCGAAACATCTGAAGAGGAAAGAAAGATAAAAGAACAAATCAAAGGCCGTACACAATCTGTGGAGGATGCTGGTGAGATCATCATCACATTCAGCAATGGAGCAGACGAAGCTCCTACAGTAATGCCATTGAATGGTAATAACCTACATGAGAGATATGCCATGACTGAGAAGTCAGTGCAGCAGAATATTCTTGTGGCGCATTCTGTGGTGGCACCATCCTTGTTTGGTATTGCTCCGAATGGATCATTCAACGCAGCTGAGACAGATGACTTGTTTGAAATCTATAAGAATACCTATGTGAATTCAAGACAGAAGCAGATTGAATGGCTGATGAATTACATGGTACAGCTATCAGGGGCCATTGGTACATTGAAGCTAGTTGATGTTAGGCCAATTGTAGCAGCTGCACCAGTGACAGCAACACCAGTGACAGATGCAAGTGGAGCAACAGAAGCTGCTCAAGTGGATGTAGCTAAATCAGCATTGAATGGTGCACAGATTGCATCACTTGTTGAGGTGGCTGCTAGTATTAAGTCAGGAATATTGACACCTGATGCTGCATTGCAGATAGTATTGGCATCATTCCCGACAATTGCAGAGGCACAAGCTAGAAAGATTGTAGGATTGCCTAGCACTACACTATCCAGCTGTGATCATAAGCATGAATTTAGTGCTGATGAAATTACAATATTCTCAGAATATGGTGTTGATGCATCTGAATACAAGGTCCTAAAGACAAATATCATTGAATGGGATACACCATCTGATGAGGTATTCAGCAAAGAACAGATGATGTTTGCCACTATTGGCGAGGTCAAAGCTAATATTTCAGCACTAGAGAAATCAATCCTATCAATGCTTATTGCTGGAGAGGATGCATCATCTATTGCATCAGCAACTGGTGCCAGTGTAGAAGAGATTGCCAAGTCAACTGAGAGACTTATTGACTTTGAATTACTTGTTGATGGGGAGGTGTCTGACTTGGGAAAGCAATTGCTGGATGAAGCTCCAGCTCCTATTGATCAATTCATGGTGGTATACAGCTATCAAAAAAGACCAGGTGTACCAAAGGTATTGACTAAATCAAGAGACTTTTGCCTTAGACTATTATCATTGAATAGACTTTACACAAGGGATGAAATCAACAATATCAGCTCAAGAGTAGATCGCAATGTATGGAATTACAGAGGTGGGTGGTATACAAATCCTCAGACTAAAGTAAGCACCCCATATTGCCGACATATTTGGGTACAACAATTAGTTATTAAAAAACAATAAGACATGAACTATTTACTTTCTGTTGAGAATCTCAAGAAGTTAGGATTGATTCACATGAACACAGATACAAAGATCCTATCTGTATGCATCAAGAGATCACAAGATATGCACTTACAGCCAGCACTTGGAACACCTTTGTACAAGGCATTGCTTCATAGGGTTGAAACAAGTACCTGGACAGCGGACTATCTTACACTGATGAATGACTATGTGATTCCTTGTTTGGTAGCATTTGTTGACTTCAGAGCAGCTGCAATGCTGAATGAGAAGCTAACTAATAAAGCTGTGGGCCGCCAGTCAGATGAGACAATGACAGCTAATACAGATACAGAAACTGTACACCTTAGAGATATGCTAAGAAAGGATGCGTATTTTTACAAAGAAAGATTGATAGGATTCTTGAAAGATGACAATGGTGTAAAATATCCTGAGTATTTGGTATGTTGTGATGACAATTCATGCAATGAATCTATGACTAAGGATCAGACTGGATATAAACCTTTTGGATGGATAGTATGAAAAAATTCACTGCGAGCAAGAAACAAATTGACAAATTAAAAAATTATCTAAATGGAAAAAACTCTAAACCAAATCATGCTGGAGCTGCAAGAGATCGCAACACAGCACAGACAAATAAATGAGTTTTTTCAAGGTGACTTCCTTGATGCTATAAGCAGAGACGCTGCACAGTATCCTCTGATGGTGGCAACTTTGCAGCCTAGTGGAATGGGTGCTGGCTATGTGAATGTGAATTTTGTGATCACCATCTGTGACAAGTACAATCTTTCAAACTATAGACAAATCAATGAGGTCCATTCAGACTGTTTGTTGATATGCAATGATATCAAGACTACACTACAGCAGTACAGATGGACTGAGTTTTCAGATGTGACAGCTGAGATAGGCACAGATCCATTCATCAATCAAGGTCAAGACATGGTGGCTGGATGGACAATGCTGGTATCATTAAGAGTATTTGACAATGAAGATTGGTGTGCCATCCCATACGATGACTATGACTTTGAGAATGGCAATCCTCCAGCTGGCAATTGTGGTGATCTGACAACGACTTACAATGTGTATGTTGATGGAGTGCTAGAGCAAACATTCACACAAAATACAACTGAAAATAATACAATCAATATAACACTAAGCTAATGGCAACTACAAATATTAACGTGACAAGTACTGCATATAAGACAGTTAAAGATGAAAGCACTGCGCTTCCTCAAAGAAATACCATGGCATTCACTGGATCAGGTGTGTCTGCGATCGACAATGGAACTACAACTGTAATAAATATCCCAGGATATCCAGCGACTATTAATTACGGACTATTCGCACAGACAGCAAACAGCACAACCATAACCAATACAACAACAGAAAGTACTTTAATAGGGACAGGAGTCGGTAGTTTATCCATTCCAGCAAATGCTTTTCAAATTGGTGACAGCTTTCATGCTAAGTTGATAGGACATATCTCATGCAATAATTCAGCAACAATTCATTTGAGAGTAAAATCTGGATCAGTTTTGTTGGCAGATACTGGAGTAATTGCTTTGGATACTACAACCAATAAACATTGGGAGCTAAATGTGTACTTTACAATCAGAGCATTGGGAGCAGCTGGTGTTGCATCAATAGCATCTGGTGGGATATTTTCATACATTAAGAATTCAGGATTAAACTTTGAAGGAAATAATTTTAGTATTGTAAATAATACAACATTTGATACTACCATTAATAATACTCTAAATATTACAGCACAATGGGGAGCAGCCAATGCAGCTGATAGTATTTATTCTGAAATCTTCATACTCAATAAGATATATTGATTTGGAACAAAATTGCATAATTTAACATGGATCCAATTGCAATTGCAGCAGCAATCAAAAAGAATGGGATGGTAGGTTTATTGACTCTCATCCTAGTGTTAATGTTCAATTATTTCACAAGTAGACTTGATGCTGTTGAGGGCAAACTTGAAAGAGTAGAAGCAAAGCTATATGATTGCCTAGAGGATCGCATTCAAACAACAGACAATGACATGCATTCAGGGGTAAAGTATCCTGATCTGCTTGTTGGTATACTACCTAAAGAATTAAAATATGAGCCTAAAAGAAAGATGGCAGTCTAAGACGCCAAAGTTTTGGAAAAAAGTGCAGCGCATTGGTGTAGCACTTGGTGTGATTGGTGCAACTATTGTGGCTGCTCCAGTGGTATTGCCAGCATCACTTGTCACAGCAGCTGGATATATGGTGGCAGCTGGTACAGTTACAGCTACATTATCACAACTAACCAAGGAAGATGCTAAGTGATCACGTTACATTGGCAGAGTTTTGCCATTCAGATACTGCTAAGCGCAGAGGCATTGATAATACTATCACTGATCCTAAGCATCTAGCAGCTGCAAAGCTCCTATGTGAGAAAGTATTCGAGCCTCTCAGATTGCACTTTGGTGTGCCTATTCATATCAGCTCAGGCTACAGAAGTGGTGCCTTAAATCGTGCTGTGAAGGGCAGTGCCAGCTCGCAGCATTGCAAAGGTGAGGCTTGTGATCTTGATGCTGACAGATATGGCAAGATAACTAATGCACAGATCTTTGAATATATCAAGGAAAACATTACCTTTGATCAGATGATATGGGAGTTTGGTAATGACTCACAGCCTGACTGGGTACATGTCAGCTACAAAGCAAAAGGAAATAGAGGTCAAATACTTAAGGCCAAAAAGATAAACGGTTCAACCGTATACCTAGCTTTTTCGTAAAGCCATCAAATGTGGTAATTAGGTGAGAGCAGTCAGCAATGGCTGCTCTTTTTTGTGGCCCAATAAAAAAAATGTGAAAAAAATATGATAACTATTTGCATATATAAAAAAGATACCTATCTTTGACCATATCAATACCACAAAAGATGAAAGAAAAAATACTAAAAATTGACAAGCTCACTGTATTATTAAGTGATCTCAGAAAGCAAATCCAAGATCTTCAGGATGAGCAGATGTGTGAAGAGACATTCTACAAGCAATGCATAGAATTCATATCACATAAAGAATATGAAGATTATCTAGTGAAGCATAATAATATCTCAGATCAAATAAATATGCTTCTCAAGACCTATGCAGTTCTATCAACAGAAATAGCAAGAGTATGTTTAATTTTAATCTAAGTACCATGAAAAAAGCACAGCAAAAAGAGAATGAGTTTGTATCATTCAGATCACCAGTCAACAGAATGATTAAATGGTGGAAATCTAAAGAATCAGATGATGTGAAAAGTGCATCATTCAATGTAAAGTTATATGAACAATTTTTAAAAGCAAGAGCATGAAAACAGCAGCAGTATTATTTGTCATGGCAGCCACTACAGTATTATTCTGGTGGGGTGTATGGCATTGGTTTGAGTGGGTAGGTGTTTATGTAGCATTAGCCTGGACAGCAATCATGTTAATTATTTACAAGATAAAAGCAAAGAGAAATGAAGACCTGGAAGATCACATATAAATTCAAGCTGAACAGCAAATCTAAATGGCAAGATGCCTATAGAGTGCTGCAAGCTAACAGCAGAGAGGATGCAATCAAGAAGGCTGACATGTGGCCGCCATTAATTAAAGCAGTGCAAGAGATATGAAAATACAAGAAGAACATTTCGACATAAGAAATGGAGTTCATTATTTTGAACAAATATTCACAACTCAGACATCTAAACAATTATCATTAAAAGATTATGATAGTCTTAAAAATTTTCTTGAGGTTGTTGTTCAACATATGAGTAATGGTAAAAATATAAGTATATGGTTTAAAGATATGACTGATTTACAATGAAAACAATAAAAATAAAAGCAACTAAACGAATACCAGTAAAATTCACATTCAATCATCCTGATGGCAGAGTGCTGGAGAAAATAATATACACTAATAACGTAGCAAAATATTTAAAGCTATTCAATGGATCTACTGAAGCTGGACTTAAATGGACAATGGTACCATTCAAGAAATATAGAGTTTGGCTAGAGGATTCTGTGGAGCCTGATGGTGGCACATGGTGGTATTGTTATCAAGATGCTAATGGCTATCTAAGACAAGAGGGGTATGATCATCCAGCTGATGAGCTTGACACATTAGAGCAATACATTGCATGGGGATATAAAATTGAAGAGATATGAACACATCAATGATAATGGACCTAGCTGAGAAGCATGGACTAAAAGTAAGAAACAGAAAGCGAGAGCTGGTGTACAAGAGATACTACCTTTGGTCAGAGCTTAGAAGATGGCACAGCCTTGATGCCATTGGGAAGATGTTTGGAATGGATCACTGTTCTGTACTGCATGGACTCAAGCAGCACAACATTTGGATGAGGGCCAAAGACTATGAATATCTAAAGACAATCAATGAGCTGCACAAGGAGGTACATGAAGATTATCTGATACAAATGGAAGAGGACAAAGTGTGGATGTGCGTGGATCATGTATCAGGCAACATGATTACATTGACTCTGAAGCTCAATACAGACGATTCTAGCCACTTTCTTGATAAGAGTGGATACATTACTAGGGAGGACTTAAAAGAATTGCTATGAGGAACAAATTAAGACGAATGTCAGCTATTGTATATTGCCTTCAACAAAGGCCGTACACAATTGCAAGACTGCATTCCAGGATCAATCATATACTATCCGACAATTACAGCCAGTCATCCATTGAGAAAGATATCTTTATGCTCAGAGAAGAGTTTGATTGCCCAATTGAGAAATGTCCAGCTGGACTGGTGATCCTAGAGGACTATGACTTCATTGCTAAGCTCACAGAATGGGTGCAGCTGTATGAATAATCTGATTGCCGATTACATCAGCTCCTATTCTATATATATTTTATTTTTAAAGAATGTGGTAAAAAACTTTTTTTTCAAAAAATGTCAAAATAAATCGGATAATCGGCTGTTGCTTGATTATCAAATAGTTACAATTAAAATAAATCGGCAATAAATCGGATGTTTAAAAATAAATCGGATGTTAAATAACATATCAATATTTGTTTTACATTTGCAATGTCCTATGCAGAGGATTTGAAGAACTTATTAAAGGCTCTTTTGGCGAGTAGTGCTGCATCACGAAAGCTGAAGGGGCCTTTTCATTTAACATACATTCTAGAAAGATGATCTCAATATACAAATCAGTACAGCAGACATTTGATAAGAACTACATCACTGTAGAAACTGCCATTGAAAGGATAAAAAATAGTAGGTACAGAGATCGTATTCTAAAAATGCGGACTCTAAGCAAGGATGAATATACCATTGAGAAAAACAAATTACCAGTATACAGATGGTCAGGAGTTTTTGAGTATGGCAATGATGCTGGAATTAAGACTCACAGCGGACTCATATGCTTAGACTTTGACAAGTATCCTAATGATGAGGTGATGGCAGATCATAGAGCAAAGTTATGTGCAGATCCTTACACATACATTCTGTTCACATCACCATCAGGCAAAGGATTGAAAGTAGTGGTGAAGATTACAGATGTAATTGAGAATCACAGAAAGCACTTTCTATCTTTGAAACAACACTTTGATTCTGAGTATTGGGATAACAGCTCCATCAATATCTCAAGGAATTGTTTTGATTCCTATGATCCTGACATCTATGTCAACAACAACAGTGAAGTGTATCTCAGTATCATTGAAGAGGTTGAGGATATTGATGTCACTTATGTGGCTACAATACCAATGAGGTCAACAAATAAGATCATTCAGAACATACAAAAATGGTTTGACTCAAAGTACCAGCTCTCAGAAGGAAACAGAAACAATAGCTTTTTTAACCTGGCATCAGCATTCAACAGATATGGCATCCAGCAAAGTGAATGTGAAACATACATTCTCAATAATTACATTGATGTACTGGGAAGGGATGAGCTGCTGCAATGCATAAAATCAGGATATAGAGATAAGGGAGCCTTTGGCACATCACAATTTGAGGACAAAGAGATTATCAACTATGTTAAAAATGAACTGAAGCAAGGTGAAAAGCCTAAGACTATAAAGTCAAAGCTCAAAGAATACTCAGAGGATGAGGTTGAGATAATCATGGATAAGGCTGAAAGTGAATTAAAAAACTTTTGGAGGAAAAATGATAAGGGCCGAGTGACACTATCACCTACTTTGTACAGAGATTTTCTAGCAGAGAATGGATTCTTTAAGTATCAGAATTCAGAGCTGTCATATCTGTTTGTCAAGGTTGAGAATAACTTTGTAAAAGAAATCAATGAGGATCTAATCAAAGACTTTGTCCTGGATCATGTTGAGAAGCAAGGTGATCATGTAGTGTTTGACTTCATGGCATCAGTTACTAAGTATTTTAAACGTGACTTTTTGAGCTACATGAAAGCAAAGGATGTAGATTTTATTAGAGATGTCAAAGATAAGGCCTATCTATTCTATAAGAATTGTCTAGTAGAGATCACAGCCAAGTCAGTAGAAGAGAAACAATATGTTGACTTTATTCAACATGTTTGGGATAAGCAAGTAATTGATAGAGTTTACAAAAAATCTAGCAGCAAATGTGATTTTCAACAGTTTATTGTTAATATTAGCAAGACTCAAGATAGATATGATTCATTCAGATCTGTGATAGGTTACATGTTGCACACTTACAAGAATCCATATTACTCACCAGCTATAATCTTAAATGATGAGGATATCTCTGACAATCCACAAGGAGGAACTGGAAAGGGAATAATCACTGAAGCACTAAGTAAGTTTAAAAATACATGCACCATCAACGGAAAGAACTTTGATCCATCTAAGGACTTTGCATTCCAGCGAGTCAGCCTTGATACTCAGATACTCATATTTGATGATGTCAATGAAAACTTTGACTTTGAAAAGCTCTTCTCAATTGTAACGGATGGGATGCCAGTCAACAAGAAAAACAAGGATGAATTCTTTATTGAGAAGGATAGAACGCCAAAGATTGCAATCCCCACAAACTATGTATTGAAAGGTGAAGGGAATTCACATGAACGTAGAAAATTTGAAATAGAACTACACAATCACTATGACAAGACCTTCACACCATTCCATGACTTTGGCCGCAATCTATTCTATGATTGGGATGAGCAAGAGTGGAGCAAGTTTGACAACTTCATGATTGAATGCATCCAGTATTATTTAAAGAATGGCATTGTCAACTATGCATCAGTTAACCTGGATGAGAAGAGATTGATGTCTGAGATAGGTCATGACTTCTATAGCTGGATAAATGATAACATGAAATTCAATGAGAGAATGATTCTTAAGGATATGTTTGAGAAATTCTGTGATCAGTATCCTACTTACAGAAAGTTTAGTCAGAAGTATACATCAGGCAGAATCAGAAAGTATGGAGATTATCTTGTAAAGAAAGGAAAACTTACAAGAGTAGATGCTGGTAAACAGAATGGCTCCATTCCTTACATTGAATATGTGACTGAACAAAAGAAAGAATCTGAATGGGATAATTTACAAACAATTGATAAAGCACCTTTTTAACATGAAACAAACAGCAATTATCATGATCCTAGCATGGTCCGCAATCTTTGCCTTATTCATCAGCAAATTGTCAGAGCAGAAGAAAGTAGTACCAGCTGAAGAGCACAAATTTACATTTGTAAACGCAGAAGACTGGGCAAGGGATACAACTTTGGCACCAGGTAAAACATTAACACTAGATAGAATCTATGAACAAGGAAAATAAACAAAGACTTATTGATCTTGAGACAGCACATCTCAAAGAGAAATATCCATCAATGCCTGAATTCGCACTGGCAAAGACCAAGTGGGCAGACTCATCAGCCAATGCTCTGACTAAATCAGTGGTGTCATTCATCAACTTATCAGGCTATCAAGCTGAAAGAATCAATACTACTGGAATGTGGAGGCAAGGAGCCAAACTTAAGGTAGGTGAGGGCACAAGACAGATGCCAGGGAAGTGGACCAAAGGAACTGGCACAAAAGGATCAGCTGACATATCAGCCACAATCAATGGCAGATCAGTTAAGATAGAGATTAAGTATGGCAAGGATAGACAGTCTGAAGCACAGATAAGATATCAAGAAATGATAGAGAAAGCTGGAGGAACATATCTAATAGTTAAGTCATTTGATGATTTTATTCAATGGTTTGATTTGTTTATCTCATGCTGACGATAACTAACGAGGATAATATGGAGCTTATGGCTAGGTATCCTGATAATTACTTTGACTTAGCAATAGTTGACCCGCCTTATGGGATAGGTGAAGATGGTGCTAAAAATCATTCGAGAGGTAAAGCAACAAGACCTACAATGTACACTGCTAAAGATTGGGATAGTTCAGCAACTTCAAAAGATTATTTTATTGAGCTTATAAGAGTATCAAAACAAGTTATTATTTGGGGAGCTAATCATTTTATTGAAAATATACCTAATTCAAACAGTTCAAGTTGGGTGGTTTGGGATAAGCAAAACGGAGATAATGACTTTGCAGATTGTGAACTTGCATGGACAAACCATAAAACAGCTGTAAGAAAATTTGAATTTAGATGGGCAGGAATGCTGCAAGGGGATATGAAAAATAAAGAAACACGAATACACCCAACTCAAAAACCCGTTGCACTTTACAAATGGATCTTAGACAAGTACGCAAAGGAAGGAGATAAGATACTAGATACTCACTTTGGCTCAGGAAGTATAGCAATAGCTTGTCACGATTACGGATTTGATTTGACAGCTTGTGAGTTAGATAAAGAATATTTCGATAAGGCAATGTTGAGAATTAATAACCATACAGCTCAACAAAAACTATTCTAATTTTGTTTATCTCAAAATAATAATTATATTTGTTGAAATTTAATACCACAAATTATGGCAACAGTTAAAGAAAAGGAGAGTGCAGCTCCAGTACCTATGTACAAAAAACTGCATAACGCAAAGCTGGCAATTGGCAAGGTCCACAAGAATGCTCAGTCACATCATTCAAGATACGCAGATCTTAATGCTGTACTAGATGCATGTGAGAATATCCTCATGGAAAATGGACTGATCATCATGCAGCCTATCATTGACCAAATGGTATATACCAAGATCATAGATGTTGACACTGGTGAGCATGTAGAATCAATGATGAAACTGCCTGACCTACAGAATCCCCAGCAGCTAGGTAGTGCCATTTCTTACTATCGCAGATACACATTGACCAGCATCCTATCATTGGCCGCAACAGATGATGATGGTAAGGCAGCAGCTAAGGCAACTGAAGATCCAAAGCCAGCAGCTAAGACATCACTTACAGATGAGGCATTTGGTAGGGCACTGGCCAAGATTGGCAGAGGTGAGTATACAGCAGAGGAGTTGAGAACAAACTATCTATTAACTAAAGATCAGGAGGCAAAACTATGAAACCAATGGCAATAATGAGACTCGCAGAATATATGCAGACTGAAGAGTGGACACAATTGAGTGACCACCTAAGAGAGCAATGGATCAAGCATTTCTGTAAAGCATCAGAGCTTGAGATAACAAAAGCCTACCTTGATGGTAAGTACAAGTCAGAAGGCTATGAGAATTCAGAAGATTACATCAAAACAAACTTTGAGATATGAAATGGCATCCATCAAGTATAGGTAAGATTATGACAAATGCTAGAAGCAAGTCAGAGGTCCTATCAGAAACAGCTAAGAGCTACATCAAGTCAATTGCAAAACAAGACTTCTATGGCTACAATATTGAGCTGAATAACAAGTACATTATCAAGGGCATTGAGCAAGAGCAAGACAGTATTGATCTAGTCAATGCAGTCAGATTCACTGACTACAAAAAGAACAAGGTCAGACTAGAGACTGAGCTGATGACTGGTGAGTGCGACATCCTACTGGATGATACTATCATTGACATCAAGACATCTTGGTCACTTGAGACATGGCCAGCAACAGCAGAGGATGGTGATGAGTCACTTTATGAATGGCAAGGCAGAGCCTACATGTATCTGTATGATAGGCCATCATTTGAGCTCATCTATTGCATGGTGTCAACAGATCCTAAAAATGATTTTGGACTGCTTAATCAATGGGATAATATGTCATTGCATAGAGTGGACCATATTGATGCAGCAAAACGTATCACAGTCATCAGATATGAACGTGACATTGAGCTTGAGCTGGCAATGCTTGAGAGACTCAGACATGCATCAGAATTCTATGTGCAGTATATTAACAAGCTAAATAATAAGTGATGGAAGTAGTACAAGAGCATGTGTATGATATCAAGTCTGAATCAATGTATTGGAGGGTTTATTTTACTCAAATTTCTTTAATACCTTTGACGAATGAGGAATATCATGAGGTGTCTGCAAAGCTGGATCAAATCCTTGAGGACTTGGAGACCAGGAGAAAATTTATGGGTACTGGTAATTAATTTAATCTATAGAAACAAATAAGTATGGCTTGTGATATTATAACAGCACCACCAATTCAATGTCCAGGAGGGCCATTGAACATCAAGCAAATGATCATAGATATGACCATTGAACAAATCAGAAATTATACACCAATATACTTTTAAAATGGAACAGAAAATCAACAGTGGAGCAATCTTCAAGAATGACAAAAAGACTGCCGACAATCAGCCTGACTACAGAGGCAAAATCAATGTAGAAGGCAAGGAGCTTGAGATCTCACTATGGGTGAAGACAGCTCAATCAGGAGTTAAGTACATGAGTGCTGCAATCAAAGAGCCTTATGTGGCTCCAGCACCAGCACCAGTGCTACAGAATACAAGTGATAAAATAAAAGCAGCAGATGAGTTTGAAGATGACCTTCCCTTCTGATGTGAGCCTAAGTGATTGGATGAGAGGAGAGCTTCACAAGAGGCTCTCCAATCGTTACAAGCTGACTCATCTGTCAGAAGATAGTGATCTGAACTATGCACAGCTGTGGCGGTTTTGTAATAGCAAGCCAGTATCAGAACAATTTCTCAATGAGGTATTCAAATATTTAATAACTTCGGGATGTGTTTTGGAATAAGGAGGCATACAATATCGCTATCAAGATCACTGGAGGATCAGAGCTATACCGTGACCTTGTCTCAGATGTATTCATCATACTCAGTAAGTACGAGATCCAAGAGGCCGATCTTCCAAGAACATTTGCAAGGTATGCCTACAATCAGTGGAAATGGCCTGGCAGTGAATTCAACAAGAAATTCAATCCCCCAATACGTCTGCTCCCATTCGAGACAGATGTTGCCTTCAAAGAGACAGAAGATGATGACCTATCAGAATATCAATGCTATCTTGATAACTACATGCAGAAATCTCCTGAAGATGATCAAGAGCTATTTTGTAAAGAACTAACTAAGATGCATCTGTATGGGATGACTTATAGAGATATCAAAGCAGAAACAAATCTGCCCCTCAGAGTCATCCATGGTGCAATAAAACAATTTAAAAATGATTTATATTCTATTCATACTGGCGAGCCTAGGGATATCAAGAGCAATGATGACCTTTGAACTGCCTGATCTTAAACCATTAAACTGCTGGAGCTGCCTATCCTTTTGGACTTCAGTAATCCTATTACTGATGTACGACTGGCACACTGTTGGCATAGCATTCATCACATATTTACTAGCTGATATTATACAATCATGGGAGAGCAAGCAATGACTGATCAAGACAAGTATTTTGCCATGATTGGTGCAATACTACTTCGTGAGCTGCACAATAGCAGAGAGCTCAGACGAAAGATAAAAGGCACAGCCTTAGAGAAGAAACTACTTAAAATTATGAAACCATGATATCAAATGAGCTGATGAGCCAGGTGCAGAGATTTATGAAGACTAGATCCTTTGCACTGAATGAAGAGCTCAAAGAAGAGCTGTCCATGTGGCTCAAGTTAAACAAGAATATAGTGCTCAATAAAAGATGTGGCACATGCCTACGGAATGCAATGAGAGATCTAGCAGCCCACATACAAGAGAACATCAACACAGAGATCAAACCAGCTAAAATTCAGTTTATTGGAACAAAACAATATAACTATGAGAGCATGAGCTATAATGATATGAAGGCACTGGCAAAAGATAGAGGTTTAAACTTAGGAGCAGCACCAAAGAAAGCTGACCTACTTAATGCATTGAAATCATGATTGTAGCTCCTATTCCAGTGAATGGCAGAAGGCCACTGCTCAAAATCACAATCACAAGACTTCAGAAGGTAGGAGTTAAAGTCATCTGCATGGGCCATGATCCTGAAGACAAGGAGCTGTGCATCAAGCTAGGTGCCGAGTGGATAGAGATATCCAATGATCCACTGGGTGCAAAGTGGAATGCTGGATTTATGGCAGCTAAGAAATACAATCCTACTGGGGTGCTGTTTGTTGGCTCTTCTGACTGGGTGTCAGATAATTACATCCAAGAGGCTGAAGATAAGCTCAAAGAGTTTGACATGGTAGGAAAGCTAGGATGTCACTTCATTGATGTGGATGATAAGATCAGACTTGTCAACTGGACTGGATACGGCAAAGGACCAAGATCCTATGAGCCTATAGGTATTGGCAGAATGCTATCCAATAGATTCCTTGATAAGATCAACTGGCAGCCATTTGACAAGAGATTGAACAGCGGACTTGATTGGGCCATGTGGCTCAGAGCAATCATCAGTGATGCATCCATTGGAATATTTGATGCAGATGAGATACAATTCTTGTCAATCAGTACAGATAAGTGGGAGAATAAACATAAATTTGAGGATCATTGGACCGGCAAATTAAAGAGTGAACGCATCACCGGCAAAGAGCAGATTGCATTCCTTCAGTCATTCCCTGAAATATATGATTTACAAAATGAACTATGCGGAGAGTAAAGGATAAAATAAACACCAACAGCATGGTATTTTGGGATGATTACTATGCTAGTGTTGATATTGAAGAGGATAGGCTGATAATTTATGAGCAACTGTCTGAGATCCTAAAACAGATAAAATTCAATACTATACTAGAAATTGGATGTGGTACTGGCATAGGAGCTGAATATATCAAGAATCAGTTTGATTGCATATATACTGCATCAGACTTCTCAATGATAGCTGTCAACAAAGCTGCTGACAAAGCGGATCACATTCAGCTGCTAGATATCAGAACAGATGAGCCATCCAGCCAATACGATGTGATTATCATTGCAGAAACACTAGAGCATCTTGAGAATCCATTTGAGGTGATTGACAAATGCAAGAAGTATTGTAAATATCTTGTGCTATCTTTGCCACTGGATGAGCCTGAAGATTGTGATGCTGAACATATTTGGTACAATATTAATCCTATAGACTTTGCTGATTACAATATACACATAGTCAATACAAACGAAAGCTATTTTCAAATAATTATAACATGAAAAAAGAATGTAAAAGATGCCTATTCACTTCTGACTTCGCTGTCATAGGTAGTAAGCAATGCAACTATTGTGATCTACATGATGAGCTACAGCAGCAGTCAAATCCTGAAGAGCTTAATGGAGTTATCAACAGAATCAGAGAGCATGGCTATGGTGACAAATACGATTGCATCATGGGGATAAGTGGAGGTCTTGACAGCTCAGTATTACTGTACACTGCTGTACGTTACTGGGGCCTCAAGCCATTGGTGATCCACTTCGATAATAACTGGAATGCACCACAAGCTGTCCACAATATGCAGCAGCTCATCAAGAAGCTGAATGTGGATGCAATCACATACCAGGTGAACAAATCAGAATATGACAAACTAAATGAAGCATTCCTTTACGCTGGACTGCCTGATGCAGATATCCCCAATGACATTGCCATGACAAAGCTGATGTACGATACTGCACACAAGTACAAGATCAAGTACATTCTCAATGGTCATGACTTCAGAACTGAGGGATCAACACCAGCATCATGGACATACATGGATGCCAAATACATCAGATCAGTGTACAAGGCATATACACAAGCGGAGCTAACTAACTATCCACTATTCACATTCAAGGATCAACTGTACTATGCACTGAAGGGCATCAAGAATGTTAGGCCATTCCACTATGGATTTGACAGAGAGACAATGGAGCTTGAAATGAAACGACTGATCCAATGGCAAGACTATGGCGGCAAGCATTGTGAGAATGTTTACACTGAGTTTGTAGGGAGCTTTCTATTGCCGAATAAATTTGGCATTGATAAGAGAATAGTATATCTTTCTGCACAAGTCAGATCAGGCAGATTGACAAAGCAACAAGCTAGAGAGCTATTCGATATTAAGCCTGAGTTTGACATGACAAAGCTAGGGGAATACGAATCCAAAATAAATGCACTAATTAACCTTCGCAAAGGTGATAGAGCCAAATATGAGAAATACAACTTCAAAGCCTATAGGCCACTGATATGGATCCTGGCAAAGATGAAGGTGGTGCCGTATACATTTTACACTAAATACTGCAAGTGATGCCAATACCTAAACCAAGACCAGCAGAGTCAGAGAATGAATTCATCACTAGATGCATGGCTGATGAGAAGATGAAAGACGAATATCCATCTACTCAACGCTATCCAGTATGCAAGTCATCATGGCAAAGAGCAAAGCAAGAATTTCAAGATAGCTATAATGACTATCCTGATGCTGTAGTGAACAACGCTAGACGAGGGATAGAGCTGAATGAAAAGCAAGGCAACAGATGTGCAACACAAGTAGGAAAGGTCAGAGCACAGCAGCTCAGCAATAGAGAAAAACTATCCATTGATACAATCAAAAGAATGATAAGCTATCTATCAAGAGCTGAGACTTACTATGAAAATGGCACCCCTGAAGATTGTGGATACATCTCCTACCTTCTGTGGGGTGGCAAGGCAGCAAAGACATGGGCAGAATCTAAAATTAATGAATTGAAATAATGGCATACTCAGATGAATTCATAAAACACCTTGAGGAACTGGCACATATCTATATCGAAGAGTGCATGTCCCATAAGAAAGAAATGATATCCAATAAAGGAGAGATTGTCCTGGTACTAGATAGGCATATACCTACTATAGATTACTTCCTTAGAATATGGATTCCTATTGTGAGGAAAGAAAAGAGTATTGTAAGAGAGACTTATTACACTTGGTTGAATTCTGATGACAAACTCAAATCTGACACTATTAAAAAAATAGATGAGCTTTTTAAAGGCTTAGCTGTTGATATTGTGGGCAATGAGGGCAAGGGGATATTCTACGCAAAGAACAGATTAGGCATGCATGATCGTCAGCAAGTAGAAACTAGAAATGTTGACAACTTTGACTTTGATGAATGAGTACAATCAAAGGCTACAAGCCTCATCCTAATCAGAGGCATATCCACAATGCTATCAATCAAGGCAGCGAGAAATACTATGCTCTGAATATTGGTAGGCAATTTGGCAAGACCTTACTAGGGATCAATCAGCTTCTGTACTGGGCCATTAATCATCCAGGCTCACAGATTGCTTGGGTGACACCAGTATACAAGCAAGGCAAGAAAGTATTCGCTGAGCTTGAGAGAGCAGTTAAAAACAGCGGACTATTTGAATTCAACAAATCAGATCTCAAGGTGACTGGCTTTGGATCATCAATAGAATTCTTCAGTGGTGAACGGCCCGACAATATCAGAGGGAATACATTCCACTTCATGGTAGTGGATGAGATGGCCTTCACAAGACCTGAGCTGTGGAATGAGGTTCTGTCAGCAACTGTCATGGTCAAGGGAAAGAAGGTGATATTTATCTCAACACCAAAGGGCAAGAATCATTTCCACACCTTGTGTATGCAGCCTAACTATGATGACAGATACAAGTACATCCACTTCACATCCTATGACAATCCAATGATAGCACCACAAGAGCTGGAGGAGAGAAAGCGGTCATTGCCTGATCATATCTTCAGACAAGAATACATGGCTGAATTCATTGACAACGCATCCGGACTATTCAAGAACGTGAGGCAGTCAGCTGGAACATGGGAGAGAGGTGGCAAGTGCTACGCTGGACTTGACATAGGTAGGGCAGATGACTATACAGTGTTGACAATACTGAATGAGAGAGGTCAGATGATCTATGTTGGAAGGTGGCGCCATGATGAGTGGTCCAAGATCATTGACAAGGTAGCAGACATCATCAAGCAATATCAAGCAGTCACATTGATAGAGGTCAACAATCAAGGGGATATCTTCTTTGAGATGCTATCCTCAAGGCTGCGTAACCTAGTGAATCCATTCACCACTACCAGCAAGACAAAGCCAATAATCATTGAGGATCTAGCACTGGCCTTTGAGCAGTCAGATATCAAGATAATAGAAGAGCAATGGCTGATAGATGAGCTTGAGAATTTTACTTATATTTACAATCCAAATACCAGGTCAGTACAATACTCTGCACCAAGTGGACTGCATGATGATGGGGTTATCTCACTAGCACTGGCATGGCATAGTAAAAAGAACTACAGTAAGAGAGGGCAATACAAAATATTAAGAGCATGAAAACCATTGATGTAAACTATCCACAAACAATCCAAGAGTGCAGACCTGATCAGCTCACTAAATGGCTGATGCTGGCACCATTCATCCAGCAGACAGATAAGTCACTGATCAACATGCTAGATTTTCAGTCACAGCTTGTCAGCATCTTCACCGGACTGCCAATCAACAAGGTCAGAAAGATTCACATTGATGACATCATGAATGCCAGCAGTGTACTTCTGAATATGCTATCACAATACAGCACAAAGGAGCCATCTGAATTCATTGAGATAGAAGGCAAGAGATACAGATTTGAAAAGGACTTTAGTGCCATAGAGACTGGTCAGATCATTGACATGAAGCTCATTGAGGATGTCAGCTCAACACCATGTGAGGCATTGGCTATCTGCTACATTGAGGAGGGCATGGAATACTGCCAAGAGGATGATAGGGGCAAGGTCATCAATCCCAATAAGAAGAGGGAAGAGATATTCAAGAGGGCCTTTCCTGGTAATGAATTTCTGAACTTCTTCGCTTTTTTTTTGCGAGAATCAGAGAGGCGGAGTCTCGCTATCTTGGGAATACAGACAGCGAGGCTGATGAATCAGAATCAGACAATGCATCAGAGACTCTTAGAGACAGCGAATGGTTTACATGGACAAGAATCCTCCTCAAGCTGGCGCAAGAGCTTGGCAAAGATGTGGACACTATCACGCGTCAGCCATACATAAAGACATTGTTTTGGCTGAACTTCTTTAAGCTGAAAGCGGAACAAGATTACATATTACAAAGACATGGCTGATGATCTGCAATTTCTTGACTCACTAGGTATATCTCAGACTGAACTTACTCAGCCTCAGACAGCTTATGAAAAGTTTATTCTAGGTCTTGCCAATGAGGTCACAGCACAATTCCAAGAGTATATATTTACTAACGTAAACAATACTGGAGGACTAGCTCAGTCAGTAGTATACTTTCCTACTGGAGCATTGTCATTTGAGATACAAGCGGATGAGTACTACAAGTTCCAAGATGAGGGTGTCAATCCAGTAGGACAGAATAAATTTCAAACACCTTATAGCTTTAAGTATCCTAATGTTTCAAAGAATCATGCTAAGGCAATACAGCAATGGAAAGGATATGATCTCAGCCATGCCTATGCATCAGCATCAGCTACAAAGAACAAGTATGGTATCAAGCCTCGCAATATCACATCCAATGTCATGAGCAATGATGTCCTTGATAAGATAGCTAATGATCTAGCTGCTGTCACTGGGTTGATGTTTGAAATATCATTCACAAAAAACACAAGAACATGGCAATAACATTTATAAGTCAGCCTACTGAGTGGGATCCCATTTGCAATCCAACAATATTTGTTTTTGAATCAGACAATACTGGGCAAGCTAACTTTTCATTTGTAATAGAGGTCTATCTTAATGCTGGCCTTATTTCAACTCATCAAGTATTCCCTGAAGATGGGGATAGTGGAAAGTTTGACTTATCAAGTATTGGTAGAGCTATTATAGTTAATAACTTCCCAGATCCATTGCTACTAGATCAAGAGCTGATGAATGGCAGTCAAACATTTTCATTATTAGTGTATGAGAGATATGGCACGCCAGCTGAGGTTATCATTGCATCAGCAGAGGCAAGCAATGGAATTGAATTTTTAAATGCAGCTTTTAGACAAGAGTTTTGGCTGTCATGGAATTATCAAGATTATAATATTGAGCAAGCCTCTGGTACTAGATTATTCTTGACTGAATTCCCAAGAGATAAAAGAGATCTTGTAGGATATTATGACTATAAATATCTAAGCATAATCAATAGCACAGGGAACTTAGTGTATGGTCAAGCTGTTTTATATGACATAAATAATTCAGTAATTGCATCAGCTTACTTTATAAAAGATCACCGTATTATACCACTTGTTCAAGTAGGTCCTGAAAACTTAGTAAATGGTACAACTTTGGTTGTAGGTAATTTTACTAATTGCTACTATTATACGATTGAGATATATCAAAATGCTACACCATCAAAGGACTCTGAACTTTATAAGATATACTACGATCAGTCATGTAGCAATTATCCAAGATACAGACTGCATTGGCTTAATAAGTTTGGTGCATGGGATTCATTCACTTTTAACTTATTATCAGAGCATTCAACAGATATTGAGGCAACAAGATACAATAGAAGAACTGGTAGATGGCAAGCTGGTGACTATGAATATTCTTTAAGTGATGGCAACAGAATGACTGTGAATAAGTCAATGAGTGATAAACTACTATTGAATAGTGATTGGATTCATGAGGACATACAGCAATGGTTAGTTAGAGATCTGTATGAATCACCAAGGGTTTATATTCAGAAGGATTTTGGATCATCGGTTCTTGAGCCAGTGAACGTGACCAATGCTAACTATACATTAAAGCAAAGAAGAAAAGCTGGTCTTATTCAAGAGGCTGTTCAGATAGATAGAACATACACATATCAGACACAATTAGGATAGATGGAGCTATACATCAATGACATACTTGTAGACCTTGATGATAGGTTGCCATTCCCATTGACATACAATATCAGTGATGTGAAAGATTTGTCTAGTAGGAAGGGGAATAATTCCAAGACTATCATTTTGCCTGGTACCAAAAAGAATGTATATCTAATGCATCAGGTGTTTATGACATCAGCTAGTGATCCAGTATTAGATACTCAAAGCGCATTCCTTAACTTTGATCCATCTGTAAAGTCAACAGCTAGGTATTATGATCAAGGTCTATTGCAGTTCAATGGTATATGTCAGCTGACTGAGTGCAACTGGATGAATGGCATGTGGAGATTTTCTATCATCATGATATCAGAAACTGTTGACTACATTGGACTACTATCCAAGATCAGAATCAATGAGCTGTCATGGTCCGAATACACACATACACTAATCAAGGCCAATCAAGAGAATTCATGGGCTGGAACTATCCAGGTGAATGGTGTACCAACAAGCAACAAGACTGGAGCCAACTGGGATGGACTAGGATACTACTATGGACTGATTGACTATGGTTATGATAGGCCAGCAGTGGATGCCTTTGGTGTGGAGCATATTCCGCCACAAGTATTCTGTTATGATATTTTAAAGAGGGCGTTTGATTATTGCGGCATCAGCTGGTCATCAGCCTTCCTTGAGAGTCAAACATTCAAGAGAATGCTCATGGCCTTTGAAGGTGGATCATTACCAACAATCACAGCTGCTGATTCACTTGCCTTGTCAGCCTATACTACAGAGGACAATGGCACCAGTGGTCACATTATCAATGCTGACATTCCACTATCTAGTGGATGGAATCTATTATTCGGTGGCAATAGAAGGGCTGACTTACAGAATACAGTCACTACAGATGCATATAATGCTACAGTGACATCTGATCCAGCTGGACAGATTGAGAATGCTGCTACATTCATGCGCTTTGTATCAGCTACTGAGGGCATCATGAGAATCAATTATGTTGGTGATCATGACTTGAATCTTGACTTTACAATCACTGGAGCCAATCTTGTGGATACATGGATCAGGTTTAAGCTGGTGCTGAAGATATACAAGAATGGATTTGTAGTATCTCAAGATGCTGTGTACCAAGGATTCTTTGACAATGGTACTGGTGACTATTCAGCTACTATCAGCTTTGATTATATCAGAGATGTATTTGTGACCTTCAATGATGAGCTGAAATTTGTTCTAGTGTGGAATGTTTACGATTCATCTGTTGAGGCTGATGATATTCCTACGGCCTTCTCATTGAATACCAACATCACAAGCAACACAGCGGATCTCAATATCGTATTATCTGAGCAGTCACTTGAGCCAGGAGGAACTATCTTGATTGATAACTTTCTGCCAACAATGGACTGCGCCACATTCTTCAAAGGAATTACTACGGCATTCAATCTATATGTCAAGCCTAATGTGAATGATAACACCATCCTTGAGATTGAGCCAATGGATGACTTCTATAACTCATCAGCTGATGCCTTGAATTGGACTCATCTAGTTGACTATAGCAGAGATTACAAGGTGACACCTACAATCAACTTTGCTAGCAACACATACAACTTTGTATTTGAGCAAGATGATGACTATTACAACTTCTATTATGCACAAGATGTCCGGAAGCAGTATGGTGCCTTCAGCTTAGATTCACAGAATCAATTTGCTAAGAATACCACTGAATTCAAGCTCCCATTCTCACAGAAGGTGCTGGTGAATATTCCAGTAGATGAGAGTACCTTCACCAATATCATTGTGCCAAGGTCATTCCAAGTCAAGACTGAGCAAGATGGCACATCAGCTATAGCTATCAAGAAGGGCAAGCCATTCCTTGTGCAGCTGGGACCAATGACTACAGCTACATGGGAATACATTGATGAGGATGGTATTGCCACTACTGAGGGATCATATCCCTATGTGGGCCATCTAAATAGCTTGACATCACCTACCTTTGACTTCAATTTTGGGGTGCCTGAATATGTCTTCTATCAAGATGCGGCCTACACTACCAATAACTTATTCCATTATCATGAGAGATACATCAAGGAGGTTATATCTAGGTTTGGGAAGTTATTAACATGCTACATCAAGATAGATAATAGCATGATCAACATGCTTAATTTTAAGGAGCTTATCAACATTGATGGTGTAATTTATAGACTTCAGAAGGTATCAGACTTCGATAGTGGAAAGGATAACACTACATTAGTGGAACTGATTCGCATAATAGAAGGGGAGAGTATCCAAACTTTTGATATAGAGATACCTTATCTCCCTGATAAAACTAACTTCAGAGAGACAGAAGGCAAGTTTACAGCTGGAGGTCAGACAAGAATAACGGAAGATAATTTAACTAGAATAACAGAATAGATATGGCAGTTTGGGAAGAAATACTGGTGGCAAGCCAGGGAACATTGATAGTGAATGACACTACAGAAAAGACAATAGTTTATGATGCAATCTTTGTCCTTGAGGACACTATCTTTGCAAGCATCAAGGTGGGTGGTGTTGACATCAAAGCTGAGTTAATAACTACACCAGGCACAGCGGTAAAAGCTGGAGCAATGATTAGATGTACTGGAGCTCGCAAATTTTCAGCTATTGACTTGACATCAGGATCTGTAGCTTTAATCTTGTAAGATGTACGGATACGGATTCACAATGATGTTCAATAGTGCAACCGCTGCCATTAAGGCTGTGGCTGATGCGCTATTCAATAGACTGTCTGAGGATGGTATCAACAGAATGACAGAAGATAATATACAACGAATAACAGAATAAGACATGGGAGTAAAGATATCAGGCTTAACGGCCAAAGGGGCAACAATAGCAGACACTGATTTAGTAGAGGTGTCTCAATCAGCTGGAGCTGGTTTATACACATCACGCAGTGTAACTGGTGCGAACATCAAGGCATTGGTAACAGATGCGAATATGACTACTTCAGACATCACTACAAATGATGTAAGTACAGCGAAGCACGGATTTGCACCAAAAGCACCAAATGATACTACAAAGTTTTTAAGAGGTGATGCAACGTGGGCGGTGCCAGCATCAGGCGGTCTAACCGAATTTACTGAAGCAGAGAATACAGCAGCACCAAACGGTACTGTGCCAGTTAATTCATTAACACCAGTAACTGCTACAACGGATGCAGATGTAGCAATAGTTCCTAAGGGTGCTGGGGCTTTTACGTTAGACATTGCTGATAATACAACAGCAGGAGGTAATAAAAGAGGTGCAAAGGCAGTTGATTTGCAAATGGAGAGAGCAAATGCAAATCAGGTAGCAAGTGGTGAATGGTCTTTTATTGCTGGTAGAAATAATAGAGCAAGTGCAAATTATGCTACTTCGTTAGGAGTTGAAAATCTTTCTTCTGGTATTTTAGGCTCTTTTTCTTGTGGTTATTTATCTTCTGCAACTGGTTCTGGTTCTTTAGCACACGGCTATGCAAATACAGCAAGTGGCAGTGATGGTTCAGTGGCAATGGGCTATAACAATACTGCGAGTGGTACATCTTCAATTGCATTAGGAACCCAAAATCAAGCAACAGGAGCAGCCTCAGTGGCGTTAACTTCTAATGCAATAGCTAATGGTGATTATTCATTTGCATCTGGATTTTATTCTCGTGTTTTTGGAATTCAAGGCAGAGTAGTATTTGGAAGAGTAATAAGTGCAGCTGGAGATTGTCAGCAGTCTAAATTTTTTCTTGGAATTAGAACTACTGGAAACACAGCTACTACTGTTACTGTAGCTGGTGGGGCAGCATCTACAACAAACCAAGTAATTTTATCTAACGATTCAGCATTTAGATTCAAAGGTACAATTATAGGAAAGCAATCAGGAAGCACAAACGTAGCAGCTTGGGATGTAGATGGTATAATTGTCAGAGGAGCCAACGCAGCATCTACAACATTATCATTAGGTAACGTGACATTGGTACAGAATACACCAGCTTGGGGTACACCAACTTTGGCAGCAGATACAACTAACGGAGGTCTTAGAGTACAAGTAACGGGTGCAGCAGCAACTAATATTCAATGGACTGCGGCAATAGAAACAACAGAAGTAATTTACGCTTAATTATAAACTATGGCAATTTACAATACATTACACATATTTGGGTACGGAGAGACTCAAGTAATTACAGATAAAGAAAATAAGAAGGTAGCAACTGATTCAATTGTCGGAGTGCAGTTATTAGTAGATGACCTTTACTCTAAGAAACCATCTGACAATCCAGCAACAACTGAGTATAGAACAATCACTATTTTGAATGAGATATTTGCAGATTATTCAGATGAACAAGGCAATAACTTTAGAGTTGACTATTCAGAACTGAATGCAGCACTTATTGATGCAGTAGTTATTGAGGTATTAAAATAATCTATTGTTAAAATATTAACTTTATGAAGGCTGGGAAACTAGCCTTTTTTTGAATATAGACATGGCAAATAAGGAAGCAGTATTTTCACTACGGGTTGACACTGGCAACAGTGTTCAGGATGTGCAATCATTTGACAAGGCAGTCAACAATCTGAATAAGGATCTGCAAGCAACACAGAAAACTGCTGCCTCAGATGCTGGCACAGATGCCTTTGCTGAGAAACTAGCGGAGCTAAATGCAAGGGTTGAAGCTGGAGGATTGAGCTTGAGAGAGATGACTCAAGTCATGAAGCAATATCAGACTATTGCAGCTCAAGCTGGTGTTGAGTCACCAGTGGGTGCTCAGGCCATTCAGAATGCTGCGAATTTAAAGGATGAGATAGGTGATCTAAAGGCACAAACCACAGCTCTCTCCTCTGACTTTGTGGGCCTTGATACAGCACTAGCTGGGATTGATACTGGAGCAGCTATTTTTGGAGGCTTTCAGTCAGCCATTGCATTGACTGGTGTAGAGTCTGAGCAATTGGTGCAGACAATGGTGAAGCTGCAAGCTGTGCAAGGTGTGGTGAATGCAGTGAGCACTGTTGCCAACAATTTGAATAAAGAGGCTATTCTAGGGATTCAACTTAGGAATGTAGCACAAAAGATTCAGAATGCATTCATAGTTGAGAATACAGCAGTCACTACTGGTAATGCTGTTGCCACTACAGCCATGAGCACAGCACAGAAAGCTGCTGCTGTTGCTACCAATTTGGGAACATTGGCCATGAAAGCATTGAATGCTGTGATGAAAGCCAATCCAATATTCTTGATTATTGCTGCACTTGCTGCTATTGCTGGAGCATTCATTGCGTTTGGTGACAATAGTGCTGAAGCTGCTGAGTCAAATGAGAAATTCAATAAGAGTCTTGAGAATGGCCGTAAAGCTCTTGATGATTCATTCAGTGCATTGCAGAAATATACAAGCAACAGAATAGCTTTGATGAAGGCTGCTGGTGCAACTGATGAAGAGATCACCAAGGCTGAGATTAAGAATCTTGAGATACTAGCGAAGGCTCGCCAGGATGCAAGAGTCAAAGAGCAGTATGGATTCCAGAACTTACAGAAGAGATATCAGCAGATGCTGGATCAAGGTAATGAGGATGAAGCTGCCAAGATCAGAGAGCAATTGACTACATCAAGAGAAAGATATGTCAAGCTGGGTCAACAAGCCAAAGACTACTATGCAGACATCAAGCAGCAGAGAGCAATTGATGCAGCTGAGAATGTTAAGAAGGTACAAGATAACGCTAAGAAGGTAGCAGAGAACGCTGAGAAAGTACAGAAGGATCAAGCTGATAAGTCAAAGGCTGCTGCTGATAAGGCAAGAGAGCAAAGAAAGCAAGACCTAGCTAAGATAAAAGAGGTTGAGGATGCCTTCAATCTGTCAATGCTTTCCAATAAGGAGCAAGAGATTGCAGCAGAACAAAAGAAATTTAACGAGGTTATAGCACTAGCAGTCAAGAATAATCAAGATACTACTACATTGAGGCTGGCTTTGAAAAATTCCTTGAATGATATTGAGGCTAAGTATGCACAGATAGAGATTGATCTAGCTGATAAAACAGCCAAAGAAAAAAGAGATATTGAGATTGAAACATTCAACAAGAAAGAAGCTCTAAGAAGGGAAGAGATTGCAACAGAAGAGGCTTTCTTTGATGAATACAATGCAGCTTTATTGACTGCTCAACAGACAGAAGAGCAAGCAGTGACAGACAAATACTTCAAACTGATTGAGGGTGCCAAACAATACGGCCTTGATATCACTAAACTAGAAGAGCAGCAGCAACAAGAGATCAGTAAGATTCAAAACAAATACAATGCTGAGAGACTTCAAAAACAGCTGGACAATGCTCAGTTTATCTTTGACCAATTCAGTGCCTTAAATGATGCCTTTAGCTCATTGGAGGATGCAAGGATGCAGAACATGCAAACAAGAGCCAATGATGAGCTGTCTGCATTGGATGCCAAGCATAAGAAAGAGCTAGAAGGTCAGAACTTAACAGCTGATCAAAAGAAAGCAATTGATGACAACTATGCAGCTGCAAAGTATCAGATTGAGCTAAAGAATTTCAATGCACTTGAGGCTATTAAAAAGAAACAATTTGAACGTGATAAGATTCTCAGAATAGGTCAAGCAGCTATAGATACTGCTTCAGCAATTGTGAAAGGGATTGCTCAGTTTGGGCCGCCGCCATCCCCAGCTGGTATTGCTGCGATTGCATCAGCTGCCTTGATTGGTGCTACACAAATAGCTGCCATTGCTGCAACAAAATATCAATCAGGAACTGCGCCAACATTTGACACTAGCGGAGGTGTATCTGCTGGAGCTTCAGCCAATGAATTAGGTGGTGCCAATGCTAACACAAATACACAGCAGACTGATCTTACTGGATTGGCTGCACAGCAATCAGCTGGAATCAATCAAGTGTATGTCTTAGAGTCTGACATCACTGGCACACAGAATAATGTGGCTATTCAGAACAAGCTCAGTGTGTGGTAAGAAATTTTACTTGTGTGCTTCCTCTCATCCACTGATCTGAGCATGAGAATGAGCCATAGAGGTCCAGCAATTGTTGGGCCTTTTTTGTGTCACTGCCTAGCTTGAGATTCTGTCCAGGTGAATGTGGTACCTGGTAGTAATTAAGATAGAGTGATTTCACAAAGTGATTGTGCCCCTCCCAAGATATTGAGTCAAACAATTCAATGAGCTTCTGACTATCCATCATCACTGGCTGATGACATTCAAAGTTTATTGTGGTGCATCCCATAGCTTTGAGCACATCCATAGTATTTTGACAAGCCTCCTGATATGTGGGTGCATGAAGGTCATTGATCATCAGATTGCCATTTGATATCACTGTATCCTCATTGAATTTAGGACCAAGAAAGAAATCATCATTCATGTATAGGAACTTGCCGCCAATGTGCCGGGCAAATGTCAACAGCTTGTGAGTCACATCACATCCTCTGACAGATGACCTTGCATCAGGGATGATGTTATTGTATCCTCTGACATGATCACCAATGATATAGACTTCTGCATTAGGATATCTCTTTAAGGCCCAGTTAATGGAGTGCTGTATTGTGCTGCCTTCCTTGCCTTGTTTATGTGGGTATACTAGAATCATGGAACAAAAATACATATTATCTAATATGATGAAGGAATTGCCTATTTATGAGATCTCAATTGACTTGAATGAAGCAGAGACATCTGTGGAATTTAATTCATTGGTGAGAGATCCAGCGCATGAGATAAGTTTTCAAACATTCTCACAAGCTAAGAAATTTCAATTCAATGATGAGGAGCAAGTAATCACCGGTGTGGCTATCTCTGCTGATACACCTATCTATAGATTTGATGAGGATAGCAATGAAGAGTATTATGTGGTATTCACAAAGGCTGCTATCAAGGACATTATCCATGACTATGCTAGGAGAGGCAACTTCAACAATGTAAATATTGAGCACAATTCATCCAATGTTGTTGATGGGATCTACATGATCCACAGCTATCAGATAGATAATGACAAAGGATTCACAGCTCCTGAAAGATTCCATGATGCAAATGATGGATCTTGGATTGTCAGCTACAAGGTAACTGATAAAGATGTATGGGAGAAAGCTAAGGAAGGAAAGTTTACTGGCTTTAGTGTTGAGGGATATTTTCAGATCACAGCAACAGATCGCACCATTGAATCAGAGATGATGGCACAGATATTCAAGGCATTGAATGATCTAAGTGGAACAATTAAACATAGTATAATTAAATAACAAACAAATGAACGAGAACTTCAAAAAAGTAATGGATGCAATTGCTGACATGAAAGCAATGTTTTCAACATCTGCTGAAGCTACTGAAACAACAGAAGCTCAAGCATTTGGTGAGGCAGTTTTGCTAGATGGTACAGCTGTATCATATGAGGGTGAACTAGCAGTGGGAACTACTGTATTTATTGTTGCTGATGGTGAGCAGATTCCAGCTCCGGAAGGTACACATGAATTGGGTGGTGAGTTTACTGGAATCAAGATCATAACAGATGCCAATGGTGTAGTGTTAGAGGTTATTGATGAGAGAGCAACAGAACAAGCAGCAAGCTCTGATGAGTTTGAAGCTATTGATACTGAAGAGATGCCAGCAGCACTAGAAAGAGCTACAGAGGTAATCGCTGCAACTTTGAA